ATCATATTCCCATCCCTTTGAATCTAATTCTTCTTGGGATAGTTTACCACCATAATGCATAAACTTATCTCTTAATAAGATCTTAAAATCCATTTCAGATTTTTTAAGGCGCATGCGATTTACACTGAGTATTTCTAAATACTTAGCGTGTAGTTTAGCAGAGTTCATGGAAGTTTCGTCAAGCTTCATCTCATCGATGATTGAGTCTTTCTTCCACATTTCTAGGATTTGTTCTAAATTATTCATATTATATATTATACCACAAAAACGCTTAAATGTAAACGTTTATTTATTCAAATTCAAAGTATGTATATTTAAAGGTAGCAGTTGCTTCTAAGTATTGTACTTCAGTTTCTTTTGCACTGAATTCTAAGGTATCTAAATTAGTTGGAAATATATCCAAAAATTTAATTGTTTTACCTACATTATTATGTGATGTAAGGACAGATAATCTAGCATCTGATACAAACGGTTCGCCTGTATTAATGAGATTATGCATCCAATCAAATAGTTCAATATAGTTTTCAAAGTTTTCAGTTACGTTAAACTTAATAGTCAAGTCTTCAAAATTGATTCTATCTCCAGTGAATGCTACATTTGAACCTTTATACGGTAATGGAGCTTCAGCGAGCGATATACCTGGTACGTTAACACCAGTACAAAAATATTCTAAATTTCCGTATTTCTCTCTATCTATTAGAAAATTAAATCCTATAGGACTTACGTAGTTTTTATTAGTTGTAACTGCCATCTATCTAACCCTGTTGTATTGTCTTATTCCAGACTTTGTTTAGTCTTCCACTTTTCATAAATTTATGAAATTCTTTTTCCTTCTTTTCGAGGTGTAATAACATAATATGAAAGTCATTCTTCATTTTTTCTATCATATATCTATTTATAAGGCTAGAAAAGCTAGGCAAAAAAAAGGAGCTCCGGAGAGCCCCTTTAATTCGAATTAGAATTAACTAACTACGGTTTACACCATAATGTCGTCGATTCTGAAGATTCTGAAGTATGGATTAGCACGGTCTGTACCAGTTCCATCAGCAGCTACAAATGGGTTGGCTACCATTCCGTATCTTGTTTTGAATCCAATTCTAGGTTGGAAGTCTTCTTCACCAACGGCTTTAACCATTTGTAAAGGAACGTATGGGCAGTAGAACATACCAGCGTCATACGGATTAGAACCTCTGTAACCTACGCAAGCATAATCGCCAGTTGCGTAAGGATCTATGTAGACTTTCATTCTTCCATTAAGAACACCAGCAAAAGTATTACCAGTATCGTCAACGTTAAGGTTAGTCGCCATAGCAGGGCTATAATCTAACATACCAGCAGCAGCCAAGGCTGAAGCAACGTCTGAAGAACAGATAACATAGTTACCTTTTCCACGTCTTGTTTCTTTAGCGATGATATTTGATTCTCTTTCGAGCTGCATTACTAGTCCTTTGAACTTCTCAGCACTCCATCTGCCATCAGAATCAGTGTTAACGTTAAATACACCTTTAAGTGCAACGCTAGCCTGAAGAGCTCCGATTTTAGCTTTAGTTAGAATAGTTCTTACAACTTCTCTGTTGATTTCCGCTAGGATTTCAGCTGATAAGATGTTAGCTAATTCTGACTCAGCGTCCAATCCGTGGATAGCTTTAAGGTCTTGTGCTAGTTCAATTGTGTACTCAGCTTTTAGTGCTCTTGACTTAGCAGTTACTGTAGATTTCTCGATTGAGAAAGCCATTTCACCGAAAGCTGCACCAGCTCCGCCTGACATACCTCTTTGTTCAGCCGTAGCTGTAGGTAAACCAGAACCGAAAGTAGATACAGTATCAGCTTCATCCGCGATAGATGTTCCTGCGTCTCCTGAGTCAGCTACTCCAACTAATCCTGATGGATCAGCTTGATGAGTACCAGTTCCAGAGAAATCAGTATCAGCTTCATTAAATAAAGCCTCTGTTCCACCCTGAGTTGAGTATTTTGATTTCATTGCAAAGATAAGTCCTGTAGGACCATTCATTGGCTGTACGCCAGCGATATCATAAGCAATAAGGTTTGGCATTGCACGTCTTACTAAAGAGATTAAGACTGGGTCAAAGTTAGCAATATTGGCACCAGTAGCATTGGCGTGAGCCTCTGATACTTGTCCAAAACTTTCGTTGACTTTCTGTTCTCTTTGGGCAATTTCTTGGTTTTCCAAGAGTCGTGCAGTTACCGCTTTACGATATTTGTCGCCAATAGGTGCAGCATCTTCATGCTCCAATACTGGTGACCATTTCTCGATTAAATTTTGGTCTGCGTTAAACATTTTTGTTTATCCCCTATATTTTATTTTAAGTGTTTTGTGATAGCTTGAGTATATGCATCCATTGAACCTGTTCCAGCCGGAGCTGTATCATTTCCAATTAGTGCATCAGCTTCATCTACTGTTTCGCTTTTACCATTAGAGAAGTATGATTCTTTGATAGTTTTAACTTTCATTTCAAAAGTTTCTTCATCTTCGAATTCAACATCTTCTACTAGTGATCCAAGTTTCTCAGCTTCTGTTGCTGCTAAGCCCGAAGAATTTCTTCTAATAACATCAGCTTTAGCGTAAGCTTGATTGACAGATGTTAGTTGAATATTGTCTTCTGTGGATTTATTAAGGTTCTCTTCAAGTTCAGTAACTTCAGCTGATAGTTCATCAACTAAATCTACTTTTCCTTCTGGAACTTCAATGTAATGTTCCTTAAATACTGATTGTAAGGAAGTCATAAAGTCTTCAGCGATCTCAGTCCTAAGACCTTGCTCAACTGCAACTTCATTTTCTTTCATCCAATTCTCTACTACATAGTTAAGGTATGAATCTACCTTTTCTACGATTGTAGATTGTATTTCAGCAACTTCTTCTTCAAGATTTTGCGCCATTTCTGCTTCGATTTTTTCAACGACATCACCGACTTTCGCCTTTAATGCTGCTTCAAATACGATACCAGCTTTATCACGGAATCCATCCGATAGCGTAGCTTCTTCAGATACTAATGCATCTAAATCTTCAGAGTAATCTACTTCGAATTCTACTTCCTTTGCAGGGGTAGATTCAGCAACTACTTCTTCAGACTCTTCAGCACCTTCTTTGATGCCAGCCATCTTTTTAAACATAGCTTGCGCTTCATGTTTTCTTGCTTTCTTAAGCATCTCTACTGCGGCGTTAATAGTGCCAGCTTTGGTTTTAGGAAGTTTAATTTCTTCAACTTCTTCGTCGTCCTCTTCAGAATCTTCATCAGAAGGGTCTTCATCGTCATCATCCATTTTACCGTATGTTTCAGATTTTTCGTCTTCTTCGTCTTCTTCTTTATCGTCCGACTCTTTTTTAGCCTTAGCTTCTTCTATATTTGCGTCATCAAGAACTTCTTCCTCGTTTTCAACGAGCTCTTCAGTTTCTTGAATTTGCTCCTCATCAGAGATGACTTCTTCAGCTGTATTGTTGTCTATATTTGACATAGCTTTTTAGTCTCCTAAATATATTTAAAGTTTTGAGAGGAAATTCTTGAACGCCTTTATTTCCGCGCCAGCTAGATGCTTTGACGGAGTACGTTTTATTTCAGTCTCGATTTTTTCAATTTCCTGAGGGGCTAAGATTCCATTATTCCATATCCAATCAACACCTTCCATAACACCATTGACAAATGCCGATGGTGCAGAAGGGTCTTGGACTATATCTACGGAGGCTAACATAAAGTCAGACTTCACATACATGGCGCCTTTGCGGTTCTCAAGAGTACCCATTCCACGACTAGATACACCAACCTTCACACCACCATCAAGAAGACCTTCTACGATCTTGCCCATAGGGGTGTTTAAAATTGATGCTTTTCCATAAACATCATTTCCCTCAAATTTGAGTTCCGTGATTTTATGAGAAACTTTGTCAAGGTTTATTTGAGGTCCAGCTGGATGATCTAACTCACCAACTGCTCTACCTTGACTAACCTGCTCTTTAACGTATTTGTTAACTGCAGATTCTAATATTTCTTTTTCATACACTCGGCCGTTTCTATTTTTTTGTTCGGCCTGCATGAAAACACCTTCGATGACTAATTGCTTAGCACCGCTTTTTGTTTTTTCTTCGATAACTTGTAAGTTGTTATCTACATATTCTGAGATTAGCTTCATTACTCTGTTTCTTCTCCCATAAGTTTCATAAAGTCATTGGCTGCTTTTTCAGCATCCTTCTGACTTTTAAAGTTATTATCTAATAATTCGCCTTTTATATAAGCTGCAAATTTATTACCTTTTTT